GTGTTGTTAAAGCTGTATCATTTGCATCTTCAGGATTAGTAAATTCATCATCATCTATAACAGCATCGCCTACCAATCTAGATATTTTTACATCATTAAAATAAACTTTATCCACCTTAATAACAGAAGCGTCTAAATCATACCATCTAGTACCAGCTACTGAGCTGATTAATATAGTTTTATTTATCATATCAGTATCTTGAGCTATTTTATCTGCAGATAATTCTAAATACATATCAGAAAGAGTAGAAGATAAAGTTGGATGATGTTTGCTTAGTAACTCTTTTATTTGTAATTTAGTCATTACGCGTCTCCTAATTGGTCATTACCAAAACTTGATACAACAAATTGTAAATGCTCTTTTTTATCTCTATCTAAAGCAACAACTTGAGCCCCTAATAAGTTGCTAAGTTCAGTATCTTCTTCTTCATGTACAAAATCAGACATATAGTATTGTATTAAGTTTAATGCCATTTGTATATAAACAAGTTCTCTTGCTTGAGTAGGTATACCATAAAATAAAGTAACTTCTGCAGATTTTTGTATATCGGAAAAATTAGTATTATATAACTGGTGTGTATCATTATATCTATTTGCTTCTCCAAATCTAGGGTATGTCATAAAATAAACAATAGCAGCAGATGCGTCTGGCAATATTTCTAAAGCACCTGTATCTGTACTGTAGTATTTAGGGTTATAAGTATCATTTTCATAATAAATACTACCATCAATAGTTGCGTTAGTTGCAGAAGTATTTGCAGCTATTTTAGAAGCAGGAATATATGTCGAACCACTTAATCTTCTATTAACATAGAGTATTCGTCTATTCCTTAAAAAATCATCATCATTCCAACCAAGTTTATTTCCAGTAGTGATAGTTTTTGATGAAGTTTTATATCCGTCAGAATTTGAAGCTGAAGAAACTAATGCTTCATAGCAAGCATTATCTGTTATTAAGCTATTAACAAATTTAAAAGCTTCTTCAAAAGCCACATTTAAAACATCTTCTCCAAAAAGAGTTTGGACATCTTCTGTTGTTAAACTTTTAATCTTTTCTATTGGTGCAATCATTTTTTCTTTTTAGTCTTTCCATTATGCTTTCTTCTAGTATCTGGTTTAACGCTAGAATTGTGCTTGTTACCTATACTTCCGCTATATACTATTTTTTTACTCATCTTTAGGTTCTTCTTCAGATTTTTCTTCGTCAGCTATCATAGCCTGGATTAGCTCTATAGCTCCTATAACTTTAATTGTAGCAAACTCTAGTTGCTCTTTTTGTTTTAATAAATTTTCTAGTTTTTCTTTTAAATCCATTTAATCTCCATGTTAATATAGGGCCCCTTTCGAGGCCCTATAGTTATTTACTTAATTACCAATTAAGATGGGTCAGCTCCTATACCACCAAATGATATGTCACCTTGTGCTCCATCTGCTTGTGAAACAATCACTCTTGCGTGATTGCTACTTTCATCAGCAGCTGAAACTAAAGCAACTTTAAAAAATGGGTAAGGATATAACGCTAAGTTAACTGTTCCTCCAGTGTAACCGTTTGCATTACCACCAGAACCGTAAGCTGTTGCGATGTCGTCTGCAACCTTAACATATGTTCCACCTTCAGTATTACAAGCATATAAATCTACAACAATTGCTCCGCTAGAAGCGTCATCAATTTCTGTAGTTACACTTATAGTACCTAATGCAACATGCGTTCCTACTTTAATTGCATCAGAATAAGCAGCTCCAGCATTTGCTAAAGCTAATCCATTAGCATCTAAAGTAGTACCTAAGTCAAGGTTATACATTCTTTTAACACCACTTACACTATCTTCTGTCCAAGCCATTATTTACCTCCTACTTAAGAAAACTTAAGAATTGCGTGAGTTTCTGGTAACTGAATTTCCAAGCCAGCTTCAGTAATAACTTGGTCTTGACGACCATCTACACCGTTGTCTTGAACATTAGTCTCAATAAAGGTATCTCGACTCATACCATTACCCACAAGTGGTCTGTATGCAACATTTTTTAAATCAACTGCAACACAGTAATCTTCCCAAGGACCTCTTAATAAAGGCTCAGCAACAAAGTGTAAATTACCAAATATAGTATTTACCATTGTTACTGTATGTCCAAATGTTCCAGGAACACTTGTTATATCTAACCTATATTGAGATGAACCTACAGTATTGTTCATGAAAGAACCATTACCTATTTTATTTAAATAAGTAATAACTTTTCTTGAAGCTAATACAAGTTTATTACCTGAGTTTCCACTTTCAGGTGCAAAGAAATCTTCCATTGCATCTAAGAAAGCGTCATATCCAGATGATGAATAAGTCATGTTATACATTTTACCATTAGCTGATGTATAAGGAACAATACCGTGACTATATCTTGTTGGTGCTGAAGTGCTTGATTCATTAGAAGAAGCACCAGAACCAAATAGCATAGCTTGCTCAATATCCATTTTATGTTCCATAAGTTTATCTGTCCAGATTCTTTGGAACTCATTTTTAATACCTCTGTACTCAGTAGCTAAAGATGTTCCAGAGAATACATTCATACCTGTTTTAAAGATTTGAGTGTAACCTTCTCTGTCATATAATTTATCTTCCCAACCAAGAGGAGTATCAGTACCTTCAGCCCATGCACTACCAATAATTTGACCTTTGTTACCAACTGCAAAAGCTTCAGCTGCTAAAATAGCATCACCAATAGGTGTTAAAGCTTCACCAGTAATTTCAGTCATTTCAGTGCCAGATACACCACCAAAGTTTGTTATGTGAGCAATATATTTACCGTCTGATGCAGCAGCGTTATCTTTTGCTTCAACAGTAGCATCTTCTGCCACTTTGAATCTTCTAACATTACCATCATCATTAGCTACAGCAATTATACAACCTGGAACAATAGCTTTTACAGCTTTTGTTACAGATGATATTTTGCCATACTCATCATAATATTGCCCAATGTGTAAGTCATCAGCAGCATCTAAAGCAACACCAACTGCTTCTGCTCCTGGGTCAAATGCCTCACCCACTTTAAAATCACGTCTTTGCCAAGAGTGACGTTGTTCTAAGAACTTAAATACAGGGTCATTTGTAGCTTTCTTAGCAACCTTAGACAGGTATACAAAAAACGGACTCTGTTGCGGAGCTAACTCTGCAACTCTGTCTCCAAAATTAAAGACTCTACGAGTATCGTCAATTGAAACGCCTGCGTTGGTAGTATTACCAGCCTGACCACTATAAAATGTGCTCATTTTCAATCTCCAATCTAATTAATTCTCTCTCAGCTGTCGCGTAGACCTTCGAGTAGAACTTATTGTTATTTTACCAAGGATTACTTTTTTTGTAATCACTAATCATCGAATCCATAATATTGTCCTCTGTAGAGGCTGTAGATTCGTTCTGTTGTGCAGGTAAAACACCCATCGGTGATGGAACTTGCTGTGCTCTAGCTTGTTGATTAAACGTATCGCTAGGGCCAGTCGGTTGTGTTTGTACTGTCTGCCCAGAACCTTTCTGCATTCTATACAGTTGAACAAGATTATCCATAGTTAGACTTTCAGGACTAGACATTGTTTGAACAAATTCAGTAGCTTCTTCAGTAGTTAAACCAAATTCACCTTGAACTCTTTGGTGAACTTCATTCATCTGCTGTTGTTGCTGTTGGTAAGCTTGGGCTCTTTTTATTTCATTTTGCCTAGCTGACTCTTGTTTTTGAAGTTGTTCAGACACTAATGCAGTTTGGTATTCACTTTTTAATGAATTATACTGTATTATATCGTCTCTCCAATCATCTAACTGGTTTAAGTATTGAGCACTTGCACTGTTAGGGTCTTCCATTGCTTCCGCTCTATTGAAGCCTACAGGTGCTTTTGGTTTTTCTGGAGCAGGAGGAAATTCCTCAACAGTATTTTGTTCCGCAGGAGCAGGTTGTGCTTGCTGTGGTTGTGACTGTTGATTAAGTTGTGCTCTTAATTCAGCAATCTCATTTTTAGCTTTATCAGCTTCTGATTGCCAATATTGAAATCTTCTCTCATCATTTTCAGTTTGAGTTTTTTCAATATCTAAATTAGCACCATCTCCAGCAGGAGTATCCTGAACTTCAGGAGTCCCGACTGTCTCGTTAGTTGCCTTAGGTTGCTCTTCACTTGTGAAAAACGCCTCTTCTACCGATAATTGTTCAGAGCCCTGAGATTCAGGGGTGTCTGTTGTTTGGTTAGTCTCTAATGCGTCCATATTTCATTTCCTATTTTTTAGCTGCCTCTTTGCTACCAGAGGGTGAGCCTTCTTTTTTGCTAGCATCAGCAATCTGACGCTTAACAGTAGCTAAATTGTCATCCAATCTTTTTTCAAACAAGGTTCCAGCAGATTTAGCTTTATTAGAAACTCCGTCTAATTCGCCTTTAAATTTCTCAATTTCAACTTTCTTACGTAGACTTACAGCTTCTCTATCTCTAGTTTGTAAATCACCTTGAAGGTCTTTTATCTGCTCTTGCTGTTGTTTAACCATAGATTGTAATTTTTGTATCTCATCAGTACGTTGCATAACACCTTCTATATCAAATACTTCTGTTTTCTTAAGAACTTCCTGTCTATCAACAAGTCCTTTTTGATAAGCATCCATATAGAACTCAAGTTCTGCGTATCTATTAGTAGGCAATGTACTTCCACTTACTACAACAACATCATAAGCTCCTACCGTAATATCATTTATAACTTGAATTTCACCTGTTTTATCATCGTATAATCTTTTATTTACAACATACTCACTCATAGAATTATTTGGATTAACAACTCTAAATGTTTTTTGTATACTATATAATTGTTGCATTAAAGGAATAGCAACTTGACCTACTCTTACCAAAGCTTGTTCTATATCTGTTAGTTTAGATTTAATCTTTCTTTGACCAAATTCATCTAAAGATATAGTAGCTTTGTAAGTTTGTGGGGCAGCCTGAGAGTTACCCATCATCATTTCATATAAACCTAATTGATGGTCTATATCATTTTTGGCTGTAGTTTCATTTTGATAAAGCTCATTAGGTAACGGACTAGGCTGAACCGTTACTGGAGCACCGTCAGTTGGGTCATAAGGTATAGCTACACCAGGTTGCGCCCATTTCTCTTCAAAGTCTTTCATATCTACACTACCTTCAGGAACTAATATTTTAGTATTAGTACTTGTAGTAGCGTGAGCTATTATTAAAGAACGTGTTTTATTTATATACTCTTGTAATCCTTTTACCATTCTTACATCAGATGTAGGATAAGGTGTTCTTGTATGTAGGTTACATATAGGAACTACAGGATAATGCTCTATAGGTAAAATTCTAGAATATAAATATGTTTCACCCATTATAATGCATTGCTTAATTCTGCAAACTTTAATTTTAACTATTTCAATAAGCTTTTTTAATATAAGTCCTTGATAATCTGTTTGCTCAATTTGAGGTTCTGGTATATCGACAGGAGGCATTTCCATATCAGCTGTCATACCAGCGGCATCCATTTGCTGTTGTTGAGCGCCCATAGCTTGTTCTTTTTGCATTTCATATTGCATCATAACTTGAGCTATTAATTGTTCTGCTTGTTTTGGGTCTACTATAACTTGACCCTGTATTATCCAAGCTGGTTTTTGAATATACTGCTTAAATTCTTCTTCATCTAGCAATTCTTCTTTACCACTAAAAGATTCATAAGTTCTAGTTTTTTCAACTTCTATCTTATAATATCTTTCATAACCTCTTATATATTCACTTTGTTCATGCAATAAACCTACA